AAAGAGAGAGTATTAGGTCCAAACGATTTAGGAAATGGTATATTGGTTGAATGGGATGCGGGAACAGTATCACCTAGCGAATTTAGAAATGCTGAAGTAATAAAAGAATCTTATGGTCAGATAGAACACTCAAAGCCTTTTGAATTTTACGCAACACTTCAAAAATATGGAGTACCAAACAGAAATGGTAGAGTTTATCCCGAAAGGATATTAAAGAGAGAGGTTGAAAAATATAAGAAAGCAATTAATAAAGGTCTTTCAATATCTGAGTTAAATCATCCTGAATCATCACTAATTGATTTGGAGAGAGTGTCTCACCTTATTACCGATGTATGGTGGGAGGGTAATATTCTTATGGGTAAGATTAAATTACTTACAACACCCGGTTTTCACGAAAGAGGTATTGTATCGTCACCTGGTGACGTTGCTGCAAACCTTATGAGACAAGGTGTTACAATGGGGGTATCGTCAAGAGGTATTGGTTCTTTAGCTAAAAAAGGTGAACAAAACGAAGTACAAGATGATTTTGAACTTATCTGTTTTGACTTAGTATCTTCACCATCCACGCCAGGAGCATATTTGTTTTTAAATAAAGAAGACAGAAACAAGTACGAAGAAAACTTAGAGGAAGAAAAAAAATCACCTGAAAACATTACAAAAAATGATAAGTCTGTTGACTTAATGAGAAGACTTTCCGATTATTTAGGATATTAAAAAACTTAAAATTATGGACGAAAAATATTTTGTAGCTAAAATTCAGTATGACTTGGTTGATTCTGAAACCGGCAAAGTGAAAAAAATCAGAGAAGAAAAATTGGTGAAAAGTTTCAGTGTTACTGATGTTGAAGCTAAAGTCACTAAAAGGTTTGAAGGTTTTACTAACGATTGGAGAATCACTTCAGTCAGTGAAAGTAAGATTGACGAAGTTTTTGAATAAAAAATTTATTAAAATATTAAAAATTAAAATCGGGCTAAAACCCGATTTTTTTTTGCCCTTTCATTAAAAAATAAACTTTTTTTAAAACTGCGATATTTATTAAGTAAAATAAACAAAAACTCTCGGTTAAAACTAAAATGCAAAACGAAAAAAAATCTTTAGTTGAAGAGGCACTTTTACAAATGAAAAATTTGGAAGAAGCCGTAACTCAAAATGCAAAAGGAATACTTGCTTCAACAATGAAGGAAGAAATCAGTGAACTAGTAAAGGAATCTCTTGAAGAGGTTGACAAAGCGGAGTCTATGAAAGAAGTATCAGAAATGGAAGAAGGTGAGATGTCTCACGAAATGGAAGAACAAGCTGAACTTAAAATGGACGATGAAGAATCTGATGATTTAGAATCTGATGATGAATTTTCTGATGAAACATTAGGAGATGAAGAAGACCTTATGTCTTTGGACCTACCTGGTGGTGAATTAGAAGTAGATGACGAAGAAGAAGTTCTATTACCTTTAGACCTTAGAACTGCGTCTGATGATGAAATCTTAAAAGTCTTCAAAGCTATGGGCGAAGAAGATGGTATTATTGTTTCTAAAGATGAAGATTCAATTCATCTTAAGGATACTAATTCTGATGTTGAATATGAAATCCACACAGAAGGTGAAGACGAAGAAGAAACAATGGACGACGAGATGTACGAAGAAGACGACGTAGTTTACGAAATCGAAATTTCTGAAGACGAAGACGAAATGGAAGATTACGAAGATGAATCTTCTGATGAGGAGTATGAAGAAATGAGTGAAGGTGACTACGGTATGGGAAAGGGTGAAAAATCAAAAACCCATAAAGGTGATGAAGATTACACAACTAAAAAAGGTATGACTAAAAAAACAAAAGCATTCGAAGGTGAGGTTGAGGAGTCAATGACTATTAAACCAAAAGGTATGGGAATGAACCTTAAGAAAAAATCATTTGACCTATCTGAGATGGAAGATTCTGAAATGGAAGACGGTGAAATGAAAGAAGGTTCTATGACTATCAAACCTAAAGGTGTTGGTATGAACTTGAAAAAGAAGTCATTTGAAATGTCAGAGGAAGAAGAAGCTGAAACAACTGAAGCTGCTCGTACTTTGGGTAATGGTTCTAAGAACGACCCAAAAAGACATGGTTTACCAAAACAAAAGGTAAGAACTGTATCTGAGAGTGAGTTGGCTAAAGAAGTAGAATCTTTGAGAGCGAAGAATGAAGAATACAGAAAAGCATTAAATATTTTCAGAGAAAAATTAAATGAAGTTGCTGTTTTCAATTCAAACTTAGCTTACGCAACGAGATTGTTCACTGAGCAAACTACAACAAAACAAGAAAAAATTAACATTTTGAGAAGATTTGACACTGTTGAATCTTTAAAAGAATCTAAGACTTTATATAAGACTTTGAAAGAAGAATATATGAGCAAAGAAACAACAGCATTATCAGAATCTGTTGAGTCTAAAGTTTCTAAAACACCTTCAAGAGGTGCTTCAACAAACCTTATTGAGTCTAAAACTTATGAAAATCCACAATTCTTAAGAATGAAAGATTTAATGAGTAAATTAAAATAAAAAATAAAAATAAAACTAAAACTAAATAAAAACTAAAATGGGAGCATTATTAGAATCAGGCTTAGTTGGTAACATCGGTCTTAAGCACTTGAAAGTTATCAAAGAAGACACAATCAACAAATGGGACAAATTAGGTTTCTTGGAAGGTTTGAAAGGTCACATGAGAGAAAATGTGGCTCAACTTTACGAAAACCAAGCGTCTCACCTTATTAACGAAGCATCATCTACATCTGACACAGGTTCATTTGAGACGGTTGTCTTCCCTATCGTTAGAAGAGTATTCTCTAAATTATTGGCTAACGATATTGTATCAGTACAAGCAATGAACTTACCTATCGGTAAATTGTTCTACTTCGTACCTAAAATTCAACAATATACTACAGGAGCGGGCGGAAGTATCCACTACGCACCAATCGGTTCACCTGAAGCGGTTGATTCAGGTCAGAACTCACCTAATCAAGGTTATGGAGCAGACAACGGGAAAGACCTTTACGATAGATTCTACGAAGGTAACGAACCAGCTCTTGACCCACCAGGATTATTCGACTACTCTAAAGGTCAGTTCTCTTCTGTAACTGCACCAAACGTAACTGTAGTATGGGTAGGTGATTCATTGGTAGGTTCTGGTTACACTGCAGGTGAATACAGAAAAGTATTACTTGTAATGTCAGGTTTCTCGAACTCAGGTTCATACGGTAAGTTAATGGGTCCTGATGGTAACACAGTTGACACTGAAACTTTCCTTTCAGATTTAACAATCACATCAACATCAGGTACATCTCCTTGGTCAGCAGTTACAGGTAACTTGTTGTTCAGAGTTGTAACTCAAAAATACGGTAAAGGTATCGTTGAGTACGGTGGAACATCAACACCAGCATTTGGTTCGTCTAACACTGCTAACGGTGGTTCATACGACAACATTTGTGATGCTGACGGTAAGATTTACCTTGAAGTTGACTTCCAAGTTCCATGTTCTATCGGAGCAGGTTCATTTGACGGTTACTCAGGTTACACTACAACTCAGAACGGTTCAACAACTGCAAGTTCACAGTTCACCACTACTTACAGAATCTACAAAGAATTAGAATTCGAAGATAGAATTGGTGAAGTATCATTTGACCTTGAGTCAGTAACTGTTTCTGTTACAGAAAGAAAGTTAAGAGCACAATGGTCACCTGAAATGGCACAAGACGTTTCTGCATTCCACAACATCGACGCTGAAGCTGAATTAACAGCTTTATTGTCAGAACAAGTGGCTGCTGAAATCGACAGAGAAATCTTGAGAGACCTTAGAAAAGGTGCAGCTTGGACATTAAGATGGGACTACAACGGTTGGAAGAGAGGAACAACAGCAAATCCATTAACTCAGTACACTCAGAAGGACTGGAACCAAACGTTGATTACAGCAATCAACCAAATTTCAGCTCAAATTCACAAGTCTACTTTGAGAGGTGGAGCAAACTGGATTGTTGTATCTTCTGAAATCAGTGCTATTTTTGATGACTTGGAGTACTTCCACGTTTCAAACGCAGCTCCTGAGCAGGACCAGTACAACATGGGTATCGAGAGAATCGGTACATTAGCAGGTAGATATCAAGTATATCGTGACCCATACTTCCCACCAAACACAGTATTGTTGGGACACAAAGGTAACTCTTTGTTAGATACAGGTTACGTTTACGCACCATATGTACCTCTTCAGTTGACTCCAACTATGTACAACCCATTCAACTTTACTCCTATTAAGGGTATTATGACACGTTACGCTAAGAAAATGGTTAATAACCGTTTCTACGGTAAGGTGACAGTTGATGGTGTAAGAACATTCGACTTAAGAGAATTGAGATAATACTCAAAACACTAAATATAAAAGGGGACTTCGGTCCCCTTTTTTTTGCTTTAAAGATTTTTTAAAAAAAATTAAGCCTTGTTAATTTCTGACTCACCTATATTACTTGGAATAGTATCTGAATCACGGGTAATTAGACGGATTGACTTTGATAATACTTCAGTTTCTTCAATAGAAAAAACTCCACGTGTAAATCCACATTTAGCTGCCTGAATTAAACAGTATAGTGCTTGGTCGGGTGTCATCTTTTCTAAAAAACGACCCAAATCATCATTGTTCTCATACTTGATAGTATCGAATATAAAACCTTCATCAAAATTTTGTGACATAATAACTTTGTTTGATATTTATATGTATAAGTATTTTTTAAAATTTATCAATATGAGTGAGTATCTACTTTCTGAAGATTTAGCCGTTTGGTTCGGTAAGAAAAAGAAACCAAAGGGTAGTTCACAACCAAAAGGGCCATGGGTTAATATATGTAGTAGGGATAAGGATGGTAAACATCCACCGTGCGGTAGAGCTGATGCGGATTCTAAAGCATACCCTAAATGTAGAGCTGCTGGTGTTGCTGGTAAAATGAGTGACTCCGAAAAAAAAGCGGCATGTCGACAAAAGAGAGCTGCCGAAAAGAAAGATACACAAACAGGAAAAGGTCAAAAACCCGTGATGACTTCATACAAACCAAAAAATGAATCAATCAAAGAGTCTATAGTAAATGCACTAAAAAAATATAAAGAAACTCCTTTGATTTCTGAAGAATTAGAATATCATTTGGAAAATGATATTCCTGTTAGTGAGAATGTATTTAGACCAGGTAGTGAAAAGTATTTCAAGTTAATTAACGAGGCGAGAGAGTTAAAGAATAAAGGAATCTATGACAATGAATTTGATAACGAATTATTGGAAAGTGATTTAGGTAAATTTTTTATATATAACGGTGAGAGATTACCATTAGATTATCCTTTGATAAATGAATCCGAATATAAAGGTAAGAATGTAGAATTAGGTAAACCAAAAACAGGTGGACCAAAAAAATGGTATGTATATGTTAAAAATCCACAATCGGGTAAAATAATAAAAGTTTCTTATGGTTCTCCGGTTATGACAGCAAAGTGGAACGACGCAGGTGCAAGAGCATCATTTGCCGCAAGACATCAGTGTGAAAAAAAGAAAGATAGAACTAAACCAGGTTATTGGGCGTGTAGAGCACACAAAGATTTTGGTAATAATGTTCCTGGAAGATTTTGGTAATGGTATATTCACAGAAAAATATAAAAAAGAATATTTTTGAACGAGTTTTCTCTAAAGACGTTGACTCGGAAGAGTTGATTTGGCACCGTGATAAGAAAAATAGAATTGTCGAAATTCTTGAAGGTGATGATTGGTTATTACAAATGGAAAATGAACTACCAAAAAAGTTATCTGCGGGACAAAAAATAGAAATACACAAAGAGACCTACCATAGAATTTTTAAGGGTACCAGTGACCTTAAAATACGTATTACCGAAGAGATTGACACGGTACGTGTACCTAAACAAGTTATCGAGGTAGTAAAAAAGGGTTTAAAGTACCTTAAAAAAAGAGGTGGTAGTAATAGACTATCTGAAAGAATTATTTCAGGTGAGGTAAGTATTGACGATGTGAAACAAATAAAAGAGTTTTTTGATAAACTTAATAGTCAAGTTACTTTATCAGAATCATATAAAGGAAGACCGCATGAAGATGTTTTATATCTTAACAGTTTGTTAAGAGGTGGTGATGTTGGATATAAGTGGTCAATTAGAGAATATTATAAAAAAAGAAAAGGGACTTAATTGTCCCTTTTTTCTTCTTGAAACGATAGGTATTTATCCCTTTGTTTCAATCCAATTGTATAACCACTACTCACTGAAAAGATTTGCGGATAATCTATTGCAAAGTAATCAATTGCACGGTCTACAGTTGCAGCTTGGGTTTCGAGAATGAGTTCATCATCCTTAGTTAGGGTGTAAGTTTGGTAAGACATTCAAATAAATATTTAGATTGCAAATATATTGCAATTTATTTACCTGAACAATACTTTCCTG